GTTCCTGTTATTGACGAGACGGTCAGCATCCCTGTCAAAACGGCAGAAAACTATCCTCCTGAACGATGACCAAGAGCCAAGTTGACGCGATCCTAGAACGGCTTGATCGGATTGAATCCGATCTTGCCTGCGTGCGTGTTGAGATGGCAGAGACTCGTGGCGCCTATCGCCTCGCTAAGTTTGTGATTGCGTTGCTTGGACTAAGTGGACTGGGAGGTCTAACCGCTTGGCTGTCTAACGGTAAGTGAGTCAACGCGCACTTGCGTTCCTGCTGACACTGGCAACTCTGTTGCCGTTCGCTGCGAGCGCCTACGCGCTTGACAGTGCCGATGCGTGGGATCAGCAGATTGATTCCAACGGCACGATTACGCTAAGCGATGGCACAATCCTGATTGAAGGTAGTAACAACGCTGGACCTGGGTACCCGTGGGTGAATACCGTGACGGGGCTAACAACAGATTCATCCGTTGGCGAGACGGTGTCTTTTAACTGGGCGTATTGGACAACCGATGGCGCCTTCTACGACCGCGCGCAGATGCTTCTTGATGAGAGCTGGATTGATCTAGCGATCTGGGACCAGGCTGGGTACAACCCGCTGCAACAGAGCGGCAGTCAATCCGTCTACGTCACCGCAGGCGGGATCTTTGGATTCCGCGTCCTAAGCACTGACTCCTGCTGCGGATCGGGCTTCTTGCAAGTCAACAATACGACCTGGGTCGTAGGTAGCCCTACGCCGTCCCCTACGGCGTCTCCTGAGCCAACCCCGACTCCTACGCCAGATCCGACCCCAGAGCCGTCTCCGTCGCCTACAGAGCCTCCTAGCCCTGAACCGACCGTGGAGCCTACGCCTACCCCTGAACCGACACCAGACCCCACGCCTCAGCCAACGCCAAGCCCAGAGGTGAGCATTGAACCAACGCCAACTCCTGGACCCACGAACTCTCCCGCCCCGTCTCCCGCTCCAACGGAGACGCCTGCACCAGAAACGCCTTCGCCATCTCCTACCGTATCTCCTGATACCAGTCCTATTCCTACTCCTCAGCCAGAGCAGCCCGATCTGCCGCCTGTAGCTGAAGCGATTGCTGAAGTTGCTGGAGCAGCCGTTGAAGCCGCAGCAGATTTTATTTCTGACATTGCTGCGATTACTGAGCTTGGCAAAGACCTTGACGAAACTGAACGTGAAGAAGCGCAACCCGTAGCAGTCGCAATTATCTCCAGTCAAGTTGCAAGTGTTGCAGCAGCGGCGGCAAACGCTGCGCGACAGCCAAGCAACAACGGCGGTGGAGGTGGTGGCGCTGGAGGCGGCGAGATGGGTGCGCGTAGCAGAAAGGTGCGCCGCTAATGTTAAAGAATATTATTCTAGATCTGATCGGTGGAGCCTGGACCATTTTGGGGCTGGGCTTTGCGGTTATTGTGCTTCCGCCTGGGGGTACGCAGGAAACAATGTCTGCGCTCTTTTTTGCGCTCACATTCGTCTGGCTAATTACTGGACCATTGAGATGGAGGGAATGATCGTGACTACAGCGGATCACATTGAAGAGCTGCACCAGCAGGGCTGGACTCGCGTAGACACCGCCCCTGGTGAGTGGGTTGCGCTTGTTCCGAACGATAACAACAGCGCCTTTGGCGGCACGCTTTGGCGCCTAGAGGATGACGGAAACTATTACGCAGAGGGCGTGACAGAGGGACATCCGATCTCCGCTGCGCTTGGCTTTGAGGCGGCGGCACGCGCCCTTGCGGTTTATATCAAGGAGGAGCTTGGAGATGCCTAAACTCCAGGTTAAGTCACAGCTAGATCACATTGAAAAAAATGGCGTGCTTGACGATTGCGGTCCATCATCCGCAGCATGCGCCTTGTCGTATGCGACGAAGTACACCAAACAGTTCAGCGCAGCAGACGGCATTGCCGCGAAGAAGGCTGCGACGGGACAAGTGGATCGCGACGGCGTGTCGGATAACGGCAGCTCCCTTGGCGATCTGATCAAGACCGTCAAGCACATGGGCGGAAAGGCGCGCTACGCAGACTCATGGGATGACGTTGTTGAGTCAGCAAAGGCTGGCGCTGGTCTAATCGTGTGGGTCCAACAGGGTCCAGCCGCCTATCCCGCTGGAGTAGAGATCAGCAAGTGGCACGTCAACTGGGCTTCCTACTGGGCAAAGAAAGATAAGAAAGTGCTAGAGGCTGGATACGGTCACATGACCGCCGCAGCTTTCTGCCCCGTAGAGGGTTGGCAGTGGGCATGCCCCACGCGCACTGGCAAAGGCAAAGAGCAGTTCGGCGTCAAGCTGACCGAAGACCAGCTCAAACAAATCGCTGCGTCCAAGCCTGGACCAGCGTTCAAGCACGTCGTAATCGTCACGGCAAAGGAGTAGACATGACTTGGCTTAAGGATCTTTTCGCACGCACGTCGGTAGATGAGGCGCTTCTGGACGCAGGGCGCACGTTCCTCACGGTCTCCATCGCGGTGGCTTTGGGAATGGGCATCCCCCTGCTAGACCTGACTGGCGACGGATTCAAGGTAATCCTCTCCGCTGGACTAGCTTCGTTCCTCCAGACCATTCAGCGGTACCTGGACCCAGCCAACACCGCCTACGGGGTGACCAGCAGCTCCACAGACAAGACGGCAAAGAAGTAACGGCATACTTATGATCATGGTGCCTGCACTTGCAGGGAGTAAAAAGGGAGGCACACCATGGCTAGATTGGACGATGCGCTTGGAACGCAAGGTAAGGTCCGCAAGGGACCGCCGTGTTCGGTTGGCTTACTGCTCGCCGCGCTGGATGACGAAGAGCGAAGTGCGCTCAATGTTGCGCTTGCAGACAAAACGCGTAGCAAGCGACAGCTAAGCGAGGCGATTCGCGTCGCATACAAATACGAAGTCCAGGATCATACGCTGAATCGGCACCGCCGTCAGCAGTGCAAGTGTCCACGATGAGTCAGCTTGACAAGGCGTTGGACGAGATCCTCGCCGTACAAAACGAGCTAGAAGAGCCAAAGGCTCCGTCGCGCACCCATTCGCAGGGATGGGAACCAGGCGTTGCATGGAACGGCAAAGAGGGAACCATCGTTACGGGCGCACTCCCAGCGGAGAATGCGCCGAACTGGGACACGATCCTGAAGGTGTGGGGGCTAGACCCTGACAAGTTCCAGGTTGTTGAGCCAGTGTTGTTTAACGTGTGGGGCGATCCGCTAGGTCAGCTCAACCGACAGTGGAAGGGCAAAGTCGTTCAGCGCACCGTGTCGCAAGACGCGGATGTGGAACGGCTCGTTCAAGAGATTAAGAAACATAAGTTTTCCAAGCCGTTGGTCCGCGAAGAGGGACTGGCAATGCTGGTCGCGATCAGCGATCTACAGCTTGGAAAAGGCGAAGGCGGCGGGACCGCTGGGATTGTCGCTAGATTCTTGGCTGGGATCAACGAGGTGGAAGCCCGTTGGAAAGAGCTAGTGAAGACTGGGCGTCCGCTCTCTAGGCTCGTGGTGGTAGGGCTTGGAGACGTCGTAGAGAGCTGCGACGGTCACTACGACATGCAGGCATTTCAGACTGACCTGGATCGGCGCGAGCAGATCACGGTTGCACGGCGCCTGCTAGTAAAGGCGATCACGAGCTGGGCGCGATTTGCACCACAGGTAATCGTCGCTGCCATTCCAGGAAATCACGGAGAGAATCGCAGGGGCGGTAAAGCCTTCACCACGTTTGGCGACAATGATGACGTGGCGGTCTTTGAACAGGCGGCTGAGGTCGTAGGGGCAAACCCTGATTACGACCATGTGAAGTTTGCGTTCCCAAAGAATGATCTCACCATGACCCTGGACGTTTGCGGCACCATCGTCGGACTGGCACACGGTCATCAATTCCGTGGCAATCCGTTGACGTGGTGGGCGAAACAGGCACTTGGCTTGCAGCGCACTGGAGACAGCTCGCTGCTCTTGGCTGGGCATCTGCATCATCTCGTGGTGCAGCAGTCTGGCGCTCGCACATTTGTGCAGGCGCCGTCCCTGGACGGTGGGTCACAATGGTTTACGGAAACGCAGGGCGCTTCGGCTCCAGCGGGCATCCTGACCATGACGGTCGGTGGCGGATTCTGGGATGACCTAAGAGTCCTACCGTGCCTTACGCAGTAACCGACAAGGGGGGCAATGGGATCTGCGACGTGTGCGAAGAGCGCGGTCGCGTCTTTTACTTCAACACCGTAGTTTTGGGTAGGGATCTAGCTACGGGTTTACAGCTGGTCGCGGAGCACGCGATTTGCAGCGACTGCATTGGGGTCATTGTGGACCTAGCAGAGAATAACTCCCTACCCGATGACAATGCTGGTGAGCCGTAAGGCGAGCCAGTCCAGCCCTGGACGCGTCGCGTGCCTCCCGCACCGCGTCCAGGGCGCCATTTCTATTTCTTGAGATATTTCGGATCAACCCCGATTCCGTTACAGCGGAAGCATGTGCCGTGGTGACCGTACACGCCAGAGCCGCCGCAGCGCGTGCAAGCCTTGGCACGGCGCGCAGCTGCTGCTGATTGGCGCTGTTGCTCCAGCAGCTGACCCTGAAGATGCTGGGCATACAACGTCTTTAGCCGCTGACCGTTGGCACAGTCGCACCAGACCGTGTAGCCGTGAGCATCCGACGCGTTCCACCAGGCTTCGCAGTTGACGCAGTTTTCTGTATCTCGCGTCGTAATCCTGCGCGCGTTGTGGGCAGCTTCCATCCTGCTGACCAGCTCGCGCTGAGCGTCGGTTAGGTTTGCTCGCCAGCTCATTACATTGCCTCCTTTGCCATGCGGAGCGCATGAATTCGGCAGTAGTCGCTTCCCTTTGCAGCCCAGACCGTGCAAGGCTTGAAGCTAATTCTGTTGTATCCCTTGCATACTTTCTTGTTTGGCATTAGATTGCCTCCTTAGCGATCACGAACATTCCGCCTTCCCAGGCGCCATTGCGAATCTCATCTGCGGTCTTCTTGCGGAACGCATCAAACTTTGTTGCGCCGTACACACCAGCCTCCAAGAGTGCTTCGCACACATCTGCAAGATTGTGCTCGCATGCAACAATGCGAATGTTTCGGCTACCAGCTGACATGCCTGTCAAGCCATTGCACAGCTCGCATCGCCCCGTCTTGATCACTCCCTTCAGCTCCTGAAACTTTGTCATTTTCTGCCTCCTTCTGTTCGGGCTGTCTTCCCGATACCAGTAAGGTACGCCCGTACCAGGAGCTTGTCAAGCCCTGTTTCAAAAATCGCTGTAACAATCCAAAAGCTTCTATGGCTATTGTTACAATTCAGGCTGGATAAAAAATATTCATGCCAGAAGGCTGGTTTAGGGGTTGACAGCCCAGGCGGTACGCCTGTACAGTCTCTCTAGAGACCAGAAGACAGCTGGTCCAAGAGGCAAAAGGAGGCACACAAAATGGCAGGACGGAAGCCAACCTTCAACACGGATATCACGGAAAAGAATCGCGACCAGGTTGAGACGGCGAGCGAGAATATGCGCGACGCCGCGCTTATGCTCTTTGAAGCTGCGCGCAACCTGGAGGGCGTGGACCTTAAGCGCCGCGAGCAGGCGCGGGAGGCTGCTGGGCGTATCAACGCTCTTGCATTCTGGATGCAGGCTGCCGTTGATCGCTACGACGAAAAGAATGTGAAGGTGTCAGCATGAAGGTCAAGACCAACTGCTGGAGGTGTGACAAGGCTGTCACGGTTCCATCGGATAACAACAATATCTATACGCGGATTTGCAAGCCATGCAAGGCGAGCATCCCAAATGAGACCCCGAAGTTTTACTTTAGGGTTACGAAGTCAGGGAGGGCGGTAGACCTATGAAAGTACTAGCTGAGATCGCAACCGTATTGATGGGCATTGCAGCCATGGTATTGCTGCTCGCCCTGGGGTCCATGTCATGAGCAAGAGCAGGCGCACGGTGCCGATCACATATCGCAACATGCCGATTCGCAAGACGGCATACCAGCGAGAGGTGGAGTTGATTGAGGCACATGCGCGGGATCGGTTTGCCACAACCGTGCTCGCCATCGGGCTACTCTTTCTTTTCGTCTGGGTCGTTGGATTGTAATGCCTATCTATCTCTATCTCTGCAAGGAGTGCGGTCACTCTGAAGAGGTATTGCAAGACATGACGGCAGAGCCGAAGCTTCGGTGTCCCGTTTGTCAGCATTGGATGCCGCGCCAGATATCGGCTGCGTCGGTGCAGTTTGTAGGTGACGGATGGGCAAAAACGGATCGCAAGAAGGAGGCAAAGTGAGGCAGTATGAATTCGTTGCAGCCCCGCAAGGCTCAGAGCCTTGGCTAGAGCTGCGAAAGACGGGGATTACGGCGACAGACATGACGGCAATCATGGGCGTGTCTCCATGGAAGACGGCGTTTGCGCTTTACGCGGAGAAGACTGGGCAGTTTCAGCCAGAGCCAGTTGGCGAGGCGGCGCACCGTGGTCTGATCCTGGAAGACGCAGTAGCTACCTGGTGGGAGTCGCAGCATGAAGGCAAAAAGCTGCGTCGCAGCAACGGCGTGCTAAGGCTGAAAGATGTGAACTGGGCGATGTGCTCCATTGACCGAATGGTCCAGGGAGAGGATCATATTGTGGAAATCAAAACGTCCGCTAGTCCGCTATGGCGCATCGGAATCCCAGAATTCGTGAATGTCCAATGTCAGTGGCAGCTCTTGATTTCTGGGTTTGAAGAGATGACCGTTGCGGCTTTGCTGGGCGGTCTGGTCTTCCGCGAAGAGACCGTGAAGGCTGACCGCAACTTGCAGACAGAGATGTTCCGAAAGGCAGAGCTGTTCCGTAAGGCGGTTGAGACGCGCACGGCGCCAGCCCTGGATGGTCGGGACTCTGACATCCTGGCTGCGGTCACGCCGCATTCGTCAGAGGAGTGGGCGAATGCAGACACGGGCATTGATCGGGTGGCTGCGATGTACTCGCAGGCGCTGTACGAGTCTAGGCTGCTAGATGAGCAGATCAGCAATCTGGCAATCTCAATCAAGGAAGCCATTGGCGAGCGCCAAGGGATCGTGGGCAATACGGGATGGGTTGCAACATGGCGCGCAAACAAAAGCTCACAGCGCACCGACTGGAAGGCAGTGGCAGAAGAAGCTCGCGTTGGGGAAGAGATCATTGCGAAGCACACACGAGAGGTCCCAGGGGCGCGCGTCTTCAAATATAAGGAGGATCAACTTGACGGCGTATAGGCACTTTCGGGCGAAAAGTTACAAAAATGCCCGTCTAGGAACGACGGAGAGGCTTGCAAAAGTAAGTCCAGGTACTCGGACACCTGAATCTTCACAGGCACTTGAAGAAAGTTTGGAGGTAGCATGAAGGACGAAAATCAGATTGCGCGAGAGCTAGCTGCACCGTTTCCCGAAAGCCAACTCAAAAAGCGCCAGGGACCAGGGGGCATGGTGTTCACCTATGTTGATTCGCGCGCCGTGGCGGAGCGGCTCACCAGCGTGCTAGGCATTGGGAGTTGGTCATTCAAAGTTAAGGTTGCGGATCTGTCTAAATCGGTTGTGAAGGGAAAGATCACTGCGAGGATCGGAGACAAGACCGTGACTCATTCAGATTACGGCTATCCGAACAGTGACCGTGACCCAGAGTCTTTAAAGTCAGCAGCGTCAGACGCCTTGCGCCGCGCAGCTGTTCAGCTAGGTGTGGCACGAGACCTGTACTCTCCAGAAAGAGCTAGCGCGCCAATCGTCCAGTCGGATGGACCGATTCCGATGGAGCGTCGTATTGATGACATTGCGTCAGACTTTGCAAACCCCGATGCTGTTAGGACCATGATCTCCGCACTTAGTGGAGGGAACGGAGGCGCGTGTCCAGTGCATGGCACCGCTTGGAAGGTCCGCGATGCTGGTGTCAGTAAGGTTGGCAAACCCTACGCAGCCTTCTACACATGCGGCACCAAAGACAGCTCTGGGTATTGCAATGAGAAGCCTGCGCTAGCCTGGGCGAAGGAGAATCCGATTCGCCCAGCTGCGGCTGCGCCACCGACACGGCTGGTCCCAGAGGACACTCTGGAAGATCTGCCGTTTTGATTCAGTTGACGGTAGGGCTGTCTTCCCTACCGTCAACGCCCCATTTCGGAGTTGTGTTACAAAAAAGCCCGTCTACGCGCAACGCAGAGGCTTGAGAAAATTGTTTCGGGTATGTAGACACCTGAAACTTGGAAGGCGATTAAAGAAAGTGGAGGCGACATGCGCGGACAGTATTTGAAGTTGTACACGGACTACCTGGAAGACTCACGGATTGCAGTGCTCAACGATTCAGAGTTCCGACTTGTCATGACCATTTGGGTTATGGCGAAGCGGCAGAAGCCCCAGGGTGGGTTCGCATCGGTGGCGCATCTGAAGGCGCTGATCCCTCAGCGGCTGCATCGGCACCTGAAGACGCTCTTCAGCTCTGGGCTAGTCAAGGAAGAGGATGGTCGGGTGGTCGTAGATAACTGGGCGAAGTTCCAGATTGATCCGACCGCAGCTCTCCGACAGCAGCGCCATCGGGAGAGGTCTGTCACGGAGACAGTGCGTTTTGATAACGGACATGTCACGGAAGATGTCACACGGAATAGCGGCGCGAGACTAGAGACGAGAGACATGAAACAGGATACAAGAGACATGAGACTTAATTCTTTTAATAAGCCAGAAACTATTGCAAATATCCTGAAGCGAGGATTGAAATGAACTGGGTAGACATCAAGCTCACGACGCAAGCTTTGAGCAAAGCCTTGGAGTGGACTGCTGCGAAGCAGGCGTTTAAGGTGGAACACCTGGTCACCGATAAGTGGTATGACAGACACAGCAGCTCTGAGGCTGTGGACTTGATGGGAAGGCTGGGCGAGATGGCAGCGGTACAGGCACTGGGTCTTGGACACGAGATCTTGAACTGGGAGATCGGTCACGCTGGAGACAGCGGGGCGGACTTCACCGCGTTCGGTCTTACCTGGGATGCCAAGACATCAACGCTCCAGGAGCTGATCTTTGATGACGCCTCTGCATTCAAGTCGCAGGCTGCGATCCTGGTGCAAATGCTGGGAGACCGACGCCATCCGATTGACGGCAGCTTCCGTGTCGGCGGGGTTTGTTCCCGCGCCAGGTTCATGCGCGAAGCTGAGCAACATGATTACGGTCATGGCGTTCGGCTACGTCTCCACGCCGCTCGTTTGATGCCAGTCCGACAATTCATTGATGAGACGGCGATTCGGTCGTTTTGGGGTCTAGCCCCAGAAAATGACCCTGTAGGATCAACGGAGAGCGCCGAAACGGTAACGCCCAATGTCTAGACACCTGAAACTTTTAGGGCGATTGGAGGAAATGCGATGAACGACATTGCCATCATTGGACCGCAAGGATCTGGCAAAACAACGCTCGCCATGAATCTTGTTGAGCATCGCGGCTATGTACGCATTGGCATCGCGGATGCAGTCAAAGATATTGCACGTCAAAGATACCCAGGCTTGCAGAAGGGAACGCTGTTTGATGTGATCCGAAACGAGAAGCTTTGGATTGCAACTGGGCGCGAGCTTCTTCAGGGAATCGGTAAGGCGCTGCGAGAGGTAGACCAGGATTACTGGCTGGGTCTTTGGCGCGAGAAATACCAGGGAGCCAAGATGATGGGGCGATCAGTGGTCGTAGATGACTTGCGCTTGATTCGCGAGGTTGATTATCTTCGTAAGCTAGAGAGCGGCTTCAAGATCGTTCAGGTAACGGCAGACATTCGCAAGAGAGATTGGCGTGTCGCTGGAGGGGTTAGCGGCGCCAATGATGTGACGGAGCAAGAGTGGGACAAGGTTCGGTTTGACCTATCGCTGGACACAACAAACATTGACAGCGATCAGACATTCCGAAGATTGCATGAGTGGATGACAGGAGGAGATGAGCTATGACAAGACAGCAGGAACTTATTAGCGAGATCAGAAACTTTGTGCGCGAGAAAGGCTACGCGCCAACGATCAGGGAGCTGGTAGCGCGGCTGGACATGTCGCACGGCACGGTGCAGCGCGAACTTATGGCGCTTGCAAGTGACGGAAGAATTGCGAAGTCAGACCGAACGGCGCGAAGCATTCGCGTGTTGGAGTGACCATGAGCAAAGAAGAAGATTTCAAGACGCTGAACTTCCTCGCAGAAAACATTGGGTACAAATTTGACGGCGTGACCAAAACGGAACACGGCACCGCTGTGATTCTGGTAGATTCCGACGGTCAGGAAATTGCATACCAGGGAGTGACGGTAGAAGATGCGGTGCATGTTGCAGCGCATAAGTTGATGAGCGCAGTGAATGGGAGTGAAGATGGCTACAAAGAAGCCTGCGAAGACTGCGGAGAATAAAGGCACGGTGATCTGGGTCATGCGCAACTGCGCACACTGCGCCAAAGAAATTGCCGCACAAAAAGATTCGCTGCGAGTTTTGTCGCGCAGCTATCAAGAGACCAGATTTCGGGACCGCTGGACCTGGTGGCATCGCAACTGCTGGGGCAAATAGAAAAACCGTGCTCAAAATAGGGGGTTGACAGACTTGAATGCCATGTTGTACACTTGTACCAGAGGAGAGAAGACAGCTCTCCCGAAAAAGGAGGTACAGAAAATGGCAGACCAGGTAGCTACAAAAAACGAGACCTTCGTCCTGAAGGTTCCAGCAATCTTCTGGGACGATCACTTCTCACGAGACCTGGACTTCACTTCGGTGGAGATCTCCAGGAACAAGCTTACCGTCACACTAAAGATGAACGAAGATGCAATCTACGAACTCTACAGCGACGCTAGCCACTACGCGACATACATGGGCGAATGGGGAGATCGCTCAGTGATCAACAGCGCAAAGTCCACGGTCAAGTCACTTGACCGCCAGTTCTACAACGGAGGCGAATAATGTTCAAGCTTCGCGGCTCCAAGGCTCGCAAGGATCTCTACATCAGCCGAATGGAGGATGCCCTGCTCCAATACACGCCAGAGCAAATCCAGGAGCAATGGGGAACCATGGCAGTCGGAGCTGCTGAACTTCGCGAAGCCCTAGATGCAACCAACTGCGGAGCAACCGCAATGACTCTTAGCAAAGAGGCAGCAGATCTCATGGTCTACCTAGCAGACGGATGGCTTGATTACTATTCGGACATGGGTCATGACTACGACGAAGAGTCAAAGCGGACGGCTCGCAGCCGCGCAGGAATCTCAAAAAGAATCCTAGAGGAACTCTACAACCAGGGCATTGCCAAGGTGGTAATGACACCAGTAAAGCTGTAAGGAGGATGAACATGAGCAAGGCAACTAAAACGGTAAAGCTAATCGCAGGAACAATCGTTGGTCGCTCAGTCGGCTGGTGCGACATGTGCGGTCATCCAAAACAAAACCTGTTGCACCACATTAATTACTGGACCGACCAGAGGAAGCATCGCGACAAGGTTTACGCTTATTGCCTTATTTGCTACCGAAATGTGTTTAGCAAGAGCACGGCACAGGTTGCATGGGCGGACTTTACAAATAGGACAGCAAATGCGTAGCGCAAACAATCCGCTAGACGCCATGCTTAACGAGATGCTTGGCAAACCAAAGACAAAGCGCGTGCGGTCACGCGGATTCCGATGCGCTGAATGCGACGCCAAGCTGACGCGCGACCAGTATCGCGAGTCAGTCCACTGCAATCCGTGCCTGGAGCAAATGGATCTTTACCTTGCACAGAAGTATGGACGAAGCTAATGGGCTACTTCAAAGACCAGCAAATCCAGGCGGCGAACGATGACCCAGCGATGACTGCGCGTCGCGTTCGCGGGAAGCGAAGTAGGCAAAGGGGCAATTCTTATGAAAGGGAGGTCGCGGCTGCGCTCAACGGAATGCGTGTGGGGCAGTTCGGGACGAAGATTGACGTGCAGTCGGGAGACGGCACGATCGTCGCGCAGACAAAGGTGGGTAAGAGCTTTCCAGAGAGACTATGGAACTGGCTGACCCAGGTACCAGCCAAGGGCGATCAGATCCGCATTCTTGTCATGGGCGACAGCCCTGGACCTGGTACGCGGCGCCGAAGCATTGTGATCATGTCGCTGGATGAGTTTGTCGCGCACTTTACGAAGGGAGATGACAATGGGAATCAGGATTAGCTTAGATAGGACCAAGCCGTTGTTTGACTCAAAGAGCAAGCTTGAAATGAAGTTTGGACAATGGTTTGATAGCCGCAATTTGCGAACAGACGCGTTCATCCTAATTACGGAATTCCTAGCCAGTAAGAATCGCCCATTGATCATTGTTGAAACTGGCTGCGTCCGCCAACCTGGGAACTGGCTGGGGGATGGTCAAAGCACGATTGTTTGGGACTGGATGATCTCTGAGCATGGCGGATCGCTGACGTCAATTGACCTAGATCCAAAAGCTTGCGAGACGGCAATGCAGCTAGCGCCGAACGCATCTGCCTTATGTGGAGACTCATTGGATCTATTGCCAGAGTTGCAGACTCTGCACGCGGCTGATTTCCTGTACCTGGACTCTTACGATTGGGACGGAAGCATGAACTCACCTATCCACCATCGTAAAGAGCTGGGTTTAGCTTGGGACGTAATTCCATCAGGATGCCTAATCGCCGTTGACGATTGCCTAGAGCGCACGCGCGGTAAGGGTCAAGAGGTATTTCGCGTCTTAAGCCGCGCTGGGATTATGCCGATACTAGAATCGCATGTGACCGTGTGGCAAAAGCCAGATGTGGCGCCAAGCTGGAAGGAGATTGATGATGCCGAAGCATAAAAACAAAGAAGTTGATTCGGTGGAGATGCGAGTGCTTAAGCTTATCAACCATCGCCACGAGGTCGCGAAGATCCTAGGAGACACCGACTATTCGCTTGGCTACCTGGACGGCGTAACGGCTGCCATCAAGATTGTGTCTGGAGTAGCAGACATTGAGCGAGCAATCGTATCGGCTCGCGTGGAGACTAGGGAGCAGTAATGCGCCGTGTTGCTCTCATCCTGCTCACCTTGGCGCTTGGGCTGGGCATGTCGCTGTTCATGAACAAGCCGAACGTTGAGCTGCGAGATTCCTTCAAGCCCGAACCTACACCGCTGGAATTGAAGATGATCGGAATGCCATCGGTCATTGGTAGGGCGACATGGTTTGACGCCCAGCGGGGAGGGCAATCAACCTGGTATGTGCGCGAGGGCTATAAGTTTTACGCAGCCGCTGGACCAAAGCTGCGAAAGCTATGCGGAAAGAAATGCGACTTCAAGTGGGGTAAGCCTCCGTATCGGATCATTGTCACAAACCTTGCAAGCGGTCGCTCCATCGTCGCCTGGGTCGTTGACTGGTGTCAGTGTCGCGAGGGTAAGAATGAGAAGCTGGTTGACTTGTCGCCAGAGGCTTGGAAGGCAGTTGCTGGACCAGACACGCCATTGTCGCGAGGAGTGCTAAAAGTCAAAGTGGAGGTGATTCCCTAGGTTTTGTGAGTTGTGTTACGAAAATGACCCTGTAGGATCAACGTAGAGGCACGCAAACAAGTGGCTGGGTATGTAGACACCTGAAAGTGGGAGGTAAGATGTTGAAGATTTCTTCGCTCACAGGAGAGTACTTACGGAAACTAGCTGACACGCACTTTCCCGCAGAGCTTGGGGGGCGTGGTGCGCAGGCTGAAGCGATGGCTGCGTCCATCGGCATTAGTAAGCGATCTCTGCTGGCGTTCATGTCGCAGGAGCGTCGCGTGCCAGAGGATATTGAGGTTCGGATTGTCCAGGTCTACGGCGAGCCACCAGCGGAAGCATGGCGCACCGTGACGCTGCGACAAGTCAAACGCGATGCCAAGAAGACACGGCAGGCAATGAAGCCTAGGGTGGAAGCATTCTGGAAGGTAGAGCGGTATGACGGAGACTGGCGCAAACTCGCGCAGCTATCGGTTGCAGAGATTTCGGTGAAGCTGCAAGGTCATGTCATGGGAGACTGGATTCGGCATCCAGACAATGACCTGGATTACGACTGGGTGAGCAAGTGTGAACGGTGTGAAGAGGTAGCTGCGATAGACGAGGCGGCTCGTGAAATTAGTGGCATGGCGCTGCGAGCGCCGTGTGTAAGACAGACAGTTGCAGGGAGGATCGTAGCGTGAACCTATCAAGCAAGGTCGTTTGGTTCATGAATCACATTGACGATTTGCCGCTGGCGATGCATCGGGCGAAGGAGATGGATGATGGTGGTAACCCAGCCTGGACCAAAGAGTTCAGCGGATTCATTGACCATGCTGCATTCGCTACAGTGGCGGAAAGGGATGAGTCCTACGTCCATGAGGGAACTCAGGCAGAGCAGGCGACCAAACAAACGACGATCTCTACGCGCTATCGCTACCCGATGCGGGCTGCGATCCAGAGGCTTCAACGATGCAGGGCGAGAGCTGGAGACCCGCGACCCGTGGAGATCGCACGCGCTCTGCTCGCTACACGAGGGAACATCTACCTTGCGCAAGATGCAATCGGCTCACGGTATCCGCTCATGTCGCACCGTGAACCATGGCTTGAGGCATTGGATAGGACGTTGACACTGATCATGGAGAGGTACCAGGAGGCTCCAACTGCTATGATCGGCGCCGTTAAGTCAGACGCCCAGCTTGACGCGGAAGCGACTGATTCGGTCTAGTGTTACTAAAATGCCCGTCTAGGATCAACGGAGACGGGCGTTTCGGAGCGAGGTAATACATAGACACCTGAAACTGTGTAGGCAATTGCGGAAGTAGTGGGAGACATATGGCAAAGGCGACACCGCGCTCCGACAAGTTAAACAAGCTAGAGGTGTACGTTAGGGACTGTGCCGCACTGTTGAACCTGGGTAGCTGGAAGATCAGCGTGCTTAGCGACACTGCGCCAGAAGATCGCTACGCAGACATTGAGGTCCATAGCCAAGCTGCAAGCGCGACCCTGCGTGTAGGTAATCTCTTCTGGAATCAGAAGCCTGAAGACCAGCGGCTGACCATCTGCCATGAGCTGCTGCACATACACCTGGGCATGGCTGACCATGCCGTGTCTGCACTGGAAGACGTGCTTGGAACAGCAGCATGGACACCATGGCACGCTGTCTACGAGGATCACTACGAGCGTGGTACAGATGCCATCGCTGAGTTGCTTGCACCGATGCTACCTGTGCCAAGCCTGTGATCCGTGATCACGCTGGGGCGTGATCGGGGCGTGATCGGGGGCGTGATCGCGCCATCACTCGCGCCATCACTGGCGCCATCACTCACCTGTGCCAAACATCTGGCACATGTGTGAAGATACAATGTAGTATTCTTCACGATAAGGCAGACCAGGAACCTAGGCTGACTCTGCTGGGCAATAAAGCTCGCGACATGAAGCTGCCCTGAAATACAATGTCGCACGGGACTGGCTTTGCTGTCCCTGTTTGCTACATCGCACGTTTGGCGCAAGACGATGCGGTTAGGAGCTGGCGCCTAATGCCAGCCGTTGGCACGGCACCGCAGGCGACCTGGACGCAGAGGAGCTACCGTGCAGCAACCATGTCTCGTATGCGGAGCACTATCGCAAGCCTCGCGATGCTCTGCCCACAAACTTCCAAAGACAAACCCGATGCGAGCTAGTAGCACACAGCGTG